GCCCCCCCCAACCAAACCTTAATGAACTTTATAATATTCACACTATCTTTAATATCTACAGTCCTAAACAACGGAAACGAGAGAAGTATGTCAAGCATCTTTCTTAAATACGGTGGAAACGTGGTAGACAAAACGGATGTATTTACATTAACAGAAGAAAATGATCGCACATTACTTGAAGCTGCCATCAGCACTCATTACAGTTTTGAGAAGTTACAGGATTTGCATGATGCAATTCCTAATGGGGACTTTGACATGGATAGGGCTACACAACTAGCTAGGATCTGGGGTCCTAGGGCTGACTCTGTCAATTTAACACAGGGATCTGAGATATCAGGACATGTAAATCATATGCACGGTTTAATTATGACTGCAAAGACACTCCTAAGGGAGGGTTACAAAATACACCTGATAGAGTCCACTAATACAAATGATTTCCGCATTTACAAAGACTTAGATATCTTAGCCAGCTATGAGACTGATTTGTATTTCATTGACTATACAAATCATAGCTTTGGACCAGCAACTGATTGGAACTTATCTATTATTGGATCTAGATTTGGCAAGAAAATGGACAAAGTTGTGTCTGATAAAATGAGGAAACTGAAAAGCAAAAGTCCATTTGAGCACATAAGCTGGATAGTTAGGTGTACTGATCTCAAGCTTAAAAGTTATAAGCTGCTGATTAATTCTGACAATGATGGACCATACGGGGGCAGATTTGATAAAGCATTAAAATATTGTAGGTTAGCACAAGAATTTACTGGTAAACAAGTTGACGAGTTACTAGAGGTAGCACAGATTCGCCTGGGTGATGAAACTCCTGGCAAAGAGTATGTTAGATACACTGATTCTCTGGATGGTATTTATGACCCTGGTAAGGCTAAATTTGCTCTATCTGTGAACAACTCAGCAGCAATGCATTATTATAGGGATGTCATTACTTTTGCTAGAGGTATGGACAAAAAAATCCAGGATGACTATAATATAGAATTTCGAGATAAGCTAATGGACGGTGAAATGAAACCCATGACATACATTCCCTTTATTAGCAAAAGAAAACAAAGCACGGATGGTCTGCCAATGAATCAGAGAGCTGCCTATCTTCGTGACTACCTTATATCAGTTGGAAAAAAGGTTCCAGTTCTCACTATGGCCCTATCTCTATGTTCTGATAATCATCATCATCCTGATTCTTCTGAGTTTCAACTTTGGAAACCACATGTGTCTGATGCCAGATGGGGTCATTTTTTTATGACAAGATGTCAATCTGATGAGTCCCAAGCCAGTTTTGTAGAAATTTCAGTTGACGACACCTATAGCAATGGAGAAAGTTTCATATACGGAAAAACGTTTTCATCTGGGTCTGTGTCCACTAAGTCACAACGAGATGTTTTGATATCTGATCAAGTTCAAGAAGAGGATATGGAAACTGCTCTTTTCCTAGTATCAGCTAGTATTAAAATGGTAGAAAATGAAGGACCCATGAAAGCTCTACTTCAAACAATAATATCTGATTCATTACATGAGACTAACTTGGCCTCTGTTATGAAAAAAATAGCTGATAGAACCATGAGTGACACTAACAACACTGGTTGCCTTAATTGGACTGAGACATATCAGGAAGTTTGTGCAGCTTTGACTACGATGAGGAGAAAATATAACAATTACACAACACGAGTTAAGACAGGTATATCACACTCCAAGTTTCTCCTTTTTTGCACTGAGATAGGCACGAAAAACGGCATAATGTATTCATCTCCCAGCTTCACTCTAAATTCTGTCAATAATTGTGCCACAGTGATAGAAGGTGACCTTATAACTGTTGATCATTCTGGCATTTTTTCAGGGAAACACTTTGAAAGCTCCACTAGATGGTTTGATATGAGTAGGTCCAATCTGGACTGGGGCAGTATGGCATATTCAAAGGTCATGAGTTATTTTTCAATGTTAAAGGATGTAACACTGTCTACCACAGGTGACACAGCAAAACCTGTTGATGATGAAGATTATACACTTGGCACTGCACTTATGGTAATGAACAACACTAGGTTTAATCAGGTATCAGGACAAGTTAGACACATTTTCAACAATTGTTGTGGATATTCCAATGGTACCAAGAATCTTTACGACAAAGTAGAATGGTATAAGCCAAAAAATTTCTTTGAGCGCCTGTATATGTTAAGAATGCACAAAATGTCTACTCTCCTACAATTAGTGAAGAGTAACAATGACCTTGGGATACTCATAAACAAAGGTGAAAGCACAACTGCAGCTGGATCCATGGGAGATGTAGGCTTAAAGAGAACATCTTGGATGGTGGCTATGCCAAATTCAAAAGTGTGGTTACCATCAGATCAATTTCTTTATAGCTCTTTTTACACCTCATATGCATTTGCAGGAGACCGATACAACATTGTGCTCAGCCAAGCCCAGGTCTTTAATAAGCAAGTCAGAAGTAGGATGGAGTTTGTTGAATATAGGAAAAATCCTCGCCCAACTGATTTAGAAAAACTGCCAGATGTGAACTCAGTTGATGAGCTTTACAACCTTATGTCAGAGAGACTTTTCACAGATCAAGAAGGAGGAAGTCATAAACCCTGTCATCTCACAGTCATATTGGCTGCTATGAGCTCTCTGAGAAACATACATAAGTTGGGTGAAAGTGACAAGATAAGTAGTATTCTAGACTCATATGACAATGCTAATCGTATGTCAACTATAACCATATCCTCAGCATCCAACAATAGGTCATCAACCATTGATAGAGGGCACCGCGGTGTTCTGCCCGTAAAAAAACAAAAGACTATGATAAGAACTAAGAAAGGTATGAAAATGACAGAAAAAATTCAAAATCAAACTATAAAATCCTATGAGGGTGTAATCTTAAAACATCATGAGTTTTTGACTAACACAAGGCCATCTAAATTGACTGACTATGACCTACCTGTATCAGATGTTGAATATGATGACAAGCCAGAGGTAACATCCAAACATATTGAAGAAATTAGTAAGACAACTTGTAAACTTTGGCCTACACTATTGCACAATATACATCACAAGGCCCCAGCTGTGGCTAGGATGATACATAAAGATGAAAATAAACCTAGAGAAATTGCGATAATGAATATATTCTTAAGGTTGTTGGCACTTTCAGTTGAAGAATCAGCAAGATTTGTGAGAGACAAAGAGAATGAAAAGGGTGACTACACAAACTTAATAGAAAACGATAAAAAAGATGACATAGCTGCCACCACCCATAGGATCTACCAAAAGAAGAAAATAAACAGAAAAAAAGTTACCAATGACAATGAAGACAAAAGTACTTGGGGACCAGCCCAAGATCCACTGACTATGTTTATAACCTTAGCCATGAGGATGCTAAACAAAACTGATCAAGAGCTTCTAATGGTTCAATTTCAAAATTATACAAAAAAGGTCTTTAAGATACCTGACATGCTGGCTTTAGCTAAAAAGAAACCACGGAAACTGACATCCATTGACAATGAAGTCACTACTGCATTTGATTTCATGGACACTCTGGAGTCAGATGTTTACAATAGGAATAGGCAATACATAGAAGCTTGCGAAGGGATGTTCCAAGGCACACTATCAGTGACAAGTAGCTGTTGTGCATCCGATTGTATGCGATTATCAATTGAGCTATCATCTCGTTTATTGAAAGATTTTGAATATGATGCGATTGGACATGTTACCTCAGATGATTCAGTCCACTCCAAATCATATGTTAAAAAGGAAAATTACTCCAAAATGTATATAATAAGAAAATCATTACATGTTCATATTAGAGTTTGTAGAAACTTTTCGTATAAGAGAAATATGTCATGCTCTGTGCATACAGATTATGTCTTTGAATTGAACTCAGTTTTTTACACATCTGATGGCAAAATCATACCTAGCATAAAAAGCAGATTATCATATGTGACCTATCACTTTGAGATGGAGTTCTATCATTCAGCATTAAGCATAGTCAACAAATCAGCCGAATACATTAGGAGAGAAGGTTCAATCATGGGGGCATATTGGGTTGCTATATTAAGCACTTTCAATCATATAAACCAATTCCAACTTGGAAGACTGTATAAGGAGATAGGGAACAAAATCTATCAAGTCCCTTTGGAAGTAGGAGGTCTACCAAGAATTGACCCCTTAATGACAGTGTCGAGTGCTCCAATGGCCAATCTGTTGCAAAATTATGGAGGAAACTTCAGATCACTTATAACATTTATGACAGATCTAAGAACTAATGAGGAAATAGTTATCAAACTAACAAAGGAAGAGCAAGAGAATCTAAAGTTGAAAAAAGGAGTTCCCCGTGTGACTAGAGGAGCTGTTACATGCCTACCTATACGTGAGCATAAATCAAAAAGAACTATCAGAGAAAGTGCTATGAAAATATCTAGAAGCTCATACATAGACCTCTTACTAAACACTCCATCTGTTAATAAGTCTATGATTACCAATTTCTCACGTGAAGGAGTCTATTACAGTGAAAGCTCCACTTCGCAAAGATATAGTATGCCCCAAACTCCCTATAGAGCAAAAATTTATCATGTGAGGTCCAAACTCATCAACCCAATTGGTCAAGAGAGACACTCAAGAGAAGATTTGTTCAACATAGCTCGTACCATAATCCATCAGGATGAGACTGTATACATATCTGGTGTGAAAGTTGAATTGACCAATGATTATCAAAGTGCTATTGATGCCATGGCGAAGCTGCATAGAAGCTATGTAGCAGAGATAACAAATTATAAGGTGGGTTCCATACAACTCATATCGCAGTCATCATACACTAGTTCAGCACCAGTACAGTTCACTAGCTTTGATGAAATCACTCGTAGGCGAGAAGAGTTTTCTCAAACACATCGGCCAAAGGAGTTAGGTGGAAAAAGCTTAGCCCACCCCATACTCTATTATGAATCCATTAGAACCTTAGAATCAAAGCTAAAAAAGACTTTTACTAGAAACCAGAAGTTGCATTTCTCAGTCACACAGTCAGAAAATAATCAGCCCGTGTCCTACAAACTGCTGGGCAGTAATTTTATAGAGGGAGCCAGAATAATTCCATCAGAAACTGACAACTCTGTCTTTAACCCATCAAAAAGATTGGATCTAGAGTTTCCAGATTTCATAAAAAATTACAGTTCCTATGATTCAACAAATATGTGTTTGACACTGGAACAAGCGATAGAACAACGCCTTGCACCACGGTTGTTGGACATCACAAGTCTGGTGAAATACAGAACACTACTCTATAGTGCGCTTTGGGGTGGACCTGCTAATGGTGCAGCATGTCTATCTCTTCTCAAATATAGTGGAAGTGATGGTTTGGACAATAATAGAGTTAAGGGCCTATGCAAGAGCCTTTATGTTGTCACAAATAAAATTCCGCCAAACCATCAAACAAACTATGAGCATGGAAAAGTAAGAATAATACAACATCCGACTTTTGCCGACTCCCACAAAAGCTATTCACGAATAACCATGAGCAACCTGGGTAAATGGGAGCACTATGACACAGTATGGTATGGTAAATCCAGCATCGTGAAAGACACACCCAGAGACTCATACAATGTATTGGAATTGTCCAATATGGAATATATACCGGTGAGTATCCTAGACAAGACAGGTATAAACTTTGTCTTCTATGATGAGTTTCCAATATATTGTATAGACAAGGCCAAACAAACAATGACCAAAAGAGTTGTGATTTCACAACGCATGCCTAGCTTGGTGACACACAACTTAGTGAGGGAACTATATTATGACAAAAAGGTCTATGTGAGCGAAATTGTTAAATTAACATCATTGTTGGCCAATGTTACAACTCATACTGAGGACCCAATAATCATACAAACCGCAGAACACGTGATCCAGGAGACTAGCGAGATAGCTGAACTTAATGCTGCAATGATGGAAGAGCAAGACTTGGTGGTGGATGATCCTGACAATGAGTGTTTTAACGAGCAAGAAAAGCAGTATCTCGACTTTGATCAACCCCCCACTGAGTTTTATGAATACCCACTTGACTCCGACCTAGAGTCTGATGAGGAAAGTGAATCATCAGCAGACACCTATGATGAGGATCAAGCTTTGCCAGAGTTCCTTGATGATGAATTGTCACAATTGTCATCCACCTATTCATGCGCCAATAACCCTACGCCTCATATAGCAAGGCTAGAAGGTCTGATATTTGATGACGGAATTGAGTTACTCCATGGTAAAAAAGAAGTAGCTGTCAAGAGAAGGGGAAGAAATATGAACATTCCAGTCAAGCGCCACATTTTTTCCGTTAAAGTTCCAGATGAAATAACATTCAGCCAAGAACACCTGTCTAGACTGCATAGAGATGAAGATCCTCTGTTAGAATTGTTGTCAATTGTAGGTGAAATATATGAGTCATTTGAGGACATACGTTATTTATGGTTTAGAGCTCATCTATCTGAATGTGTTCGCAGAATTGGTGGCAATTCCACAGCAATAACACAAGTAATTAGAGATTTGCAACTGATGGAACTCAAAGATGAAGAAGTGGAAGATGACTATGATATGAATGATATGTCATTTTTTTAATGGGGTTTTATGTACGGTAAAATGCACGTACCGCATCTAGGAATGTTTATAAGAT